ATACAACTAGGATCCAAGAAACGGTTTCATATCCTATAGTGCATAAATAGTTCAAGAGCCATGTCCATAATCCAATAAAGACGACGTTTATAATATTTGCTAAAATAGACATGGTCATAATAGTAAATAGGGTAGATATGACCGAAAGACCTAAATAAATGAGCGAAGGGGTGCAGAGTTGAGGAAACGAAGAAGGAAATTTAGCCATTTAAACTATAGTATATAAGAATATAATAATAATAATAAAGGGTCTTATTGCTATCAAAAAATAAAAATATAGGTGTATGATATAGATAAAATCTATAAATGAATAGCGCAACTTATTTTACATTGTTACCTAGAGATAAGGCAAAGTATCTTTTAGCCGATTTTAGACTTGATAATCCAGTGGAAAATAATTGGACACTAGCCCTTATTGAAAGAGATGTAACAGGCTATATACCAGGTTGGAGTGACGAGTATATTAAAAGACATCCCGTTAAAGTCAAAGAATACATTGAAAAAACCATAAAAGAAAATATTGCGTGGTTTAAACAAGCCGGTAGCGATGGACAGAAAATCGCATGGTTAGAAACCGCAATAGAAAGGAACGAAGATGATCTTAAAAACGAAATTAAGAAATATTTAAAGGAACAAGCAGCACCAGCTGCATCAGCAACAAAAGCAGCACCAGCTACACCAGAGAAAAAGACAAAACGTTTTATTTTTTTTGGCGGAAAACGTCCTCAAACGAAGAAATCTTCAGCTTCAGCCAAAAAAACGAAGGGACGAAAGAGCGCACGAGGAACACGATGCAAAACGAAGTAAGCCGGTTGACATAAGATAGTTTTTCTATTTTATGCCAAAAAAATTGAATAATGTTCTAACATAAACATATTAGAATCAAATTATTTGTCTTATACTATAGTATTATGGACCCAGTCATTTCAGCCATTTCTACAGAATTCCTCCATGAAAAAGAGAGAGGTAGAAACGAAGAAGAGGATGTTTTACGTTTCACATTATCAGGTGTCAACGTAAGTATTGCCAACGCATTGCGCAGAACAGTGCTTAGCGATATACCAACCGTAACGTTGAATACCGAACCCTATGATTCAAATCAATGTGTAATCGAAGTAAATACGACTCGCCTACATAACGAGATGTTGAAACATCGGTTAAGTTGTATACCTATTCATATGACCGATTTGGATCTACTGCCTGACAAATATCGCCTCGTGTTAGACATGCAAAACGATACAGACAATATGATTATCGTTACTAGTGAGAATTTCCGCATACAAAATAAAGAAACTGGAAACTTTCTGGTTGATCATGAAATGCGCAGTATCTTTCCACCCAATCCGATTACAAATATGTTTATTGATTTCGCGCGAATTCGCCCTAAGATCGGCGATTCTATTCCAGGCGAACATATTAAGCTTACTGCTGAGTTCTCGGTCCATACCGCGAAAGATAATAGTATGTTTAATGTGGTGTCGAAATGTTCTTATGGCAATACGGTGGATCAAAGGGCAGCAGAAGGTGTGTGGACTGCCCAAGAGGTAAAATTGTCAGAGGATGGAGAAACGGAGGAAGAGATCGAATTTCAAAAACGCAATTTCTATCTATTAGATGCGTTTCGTTATTTTAAACCAGACAGTTTCGATTTTGTCATTCAAACGCTCGGAATATTTGAGAACAAGGATATATTAAAAAAAGCGTGCATCATTCTCGTTGCAAAATTTGAGAAACTATTTAACGATTTAGATAAAGATGACGTCTCCATTTTGGTGAGCGAGACAACGATCGATCATTGTTATGATGTCGTGTTAGATAATGAGGACTATACTATGGGTAAGGTTCTTGAGTATATATTGTATGAAAAATATTATGTAGAAGACAAGAGTCTGTCATTCTGTGGATTTAAAAAGTTTCATCCGCATAACCCTGATAGCACGTTGCGTTTAGCTTTCCAAGAGCCAGCTGGTAAAAGCAAGGTATCTGAATATGTAAAATATGCATGTCTCCAAGCAGTAGATGTTTTCAAGAAGATGTATAAGCTATTTTAGAAAACTTGAACTATTTTCAAATACATCGTTTTGATGAAAATAATGAACCTTCTAAAACTACTTGCGGCATTTATAATTTTTTTTTATTTTTTTTAGAAGATAAGCCTTTTTTTTTTTCCTTCTTTTGTTTATTTTGTTTCTGCTTACTAGTTTTTGTTTTCTTTCCGCCAGTATACATCCAATCCATTGCATCCTTATCGCGAATCAAATTAATGTAGCTCAAATTATGATTTTTACCATAATGCTCTGATAACGATTCTAATTCACCAAGATTATTGGCTAGACCCCAATAATGGGGCAAAAGACCATCATCATTTTCAGAACAACTATTTAAACAAATAAAATTGTTTTTTTTGTAAAAATTCATTGTGTTTGGGACGTTTACCGATTCTAAATATATTCCATACCAATTAGGGTTAAATGGATTTCCCCCTACATCATACCATTGTTTTGCAATAATAGATTTTAGAAATCTCATAATAGAAAACCCAGTTCCTCTAAGGGATAAATCGCCACATATAACGTCAATATTAAAAAAGGAATCTTCTGGATTAGTGATATCTTGATCCGTAAACCCTTCGCCAATGTTTACAGACGCAAATCCGGCAATTTCATATGAATCACCATCAGCGCCTCTAGTTTCTAATGAAACAAACATATCACAGTTCATTATAGATTTAATAACATAGTCCTTATTTAACCCAACACACATTCTAACGTCTGCACTAGCGTTGTTAAATAATTGTTCAACGCTAGACGACACGTTAAATGGAACATATATCGCATTAATCTCGCTAGTCTCTAAATCAGTTGGATTTTGAGCTATATTAGATGTTGATTTTTCAGCAATCATTCTATTTATTCCAACAAATTTGTCAGAGTCTTGCGGAACTTTATGGGCATTAAGATATACTGCGAACGAATAAACAGCCGCAGAATTGCCTTGAAAAAGGGTAGTTCTATATGTATTCATATATATATATCTAATGATAAATTAATTTATGTTTCTTCTAAATAAAAATACTCAATAAAAAGTAATACTATTTAAAAATTTATCGTGTTTCATTTACACCTTTTTGAACATTATAATTGGTGTATATAACTCTTTATACAGTAAATTTTTGTTATGTTCTTATGATAAATATCCGCGTGATGTAAAAAATATTTATAGTATATATGGAAGCAGTTTGGAATTTTGCAGGTTTTGATACAGGAGCAAAAAAGCCCTACTATTGCAGGAGAGGGTTTGGGAGAAGAGGAAGTATATTTGAAGGAAACGGCGATTAGTCCTTTTTTAAACCACTTGAAACATGCTATACTGACAGGCGACGAAAAAATATTATAAAATATTATGGTAATGTGAACGCACCCTATGAAGAAATAGTAAGCCATGAATACACACCTTTAACTCTTGCGTTAATGTTTGGTAGGTGCGCTTATCTCTCTTTGTTATTATCCCAAACTTCGAAGATAACATTAGAAAAGCTACAAAATATTTTTTTCAAGCAATAAGCTTTTCTATGACTACAAAAGAAAAAATGTTATACAATACCCGGTATACGGGTCCTCTTTCTTTAGAATTTTTAGAAAAAATAAAAATTATCCTAAATTTATAAAAAGAGAGGAACAAGCTAGAGCAGAAGATAATAGAGACCTTATAATGTTTCTATTGACTGGAGAGGGTGTATCTCGTCATTATTACAAACACGAATTGTATACTAAAACTTTTAGCGATTTAGTGCCTGACAATAAGATTGATGACTTTGTTCAAAAGGTTATGACGGGACTTAATAGCAGTAATATGGAATGTATTAATGTAATTCTAAAAAAGTATGCATTATTAAAACCCACCACAAATGATTGAAAAAAACTGGTTGGACCGATGAAGTCGATCTATTATATTATTACTTTTTCGTTATTCTAATAGAGAAAGTTTTCGCGACGAGTTTAGCGAAGCGCTTTATATTGCAATGCAAGTTGATAATGTTGAATTGTGCAAATATCTATGCTATCAAATACATAAAGATTTCTCAGAAACGGAAGAACTAACAATACCGTCCACAAACTTGATTTATATAAATTTTTAGAAAAAAATACTACATCGTGTTATCAAATTGTTAGTGATTATCTAGATATGAGATACGAAGAATTAACAGAAGACGATGCTATGATAGGGTTTAAAATTGTTCAAGATGGTGGCAAACGACGACAATATACTACTAACGGTAGGAAAAGACAAGCTACTAAGAGAACGTATCGAATGAAACCAATGTCGAAACGTATAATAAAAAAACGGGCAAAACATAAAACGACGTGCGCTAAAAGATAAGAGGGAAGTCCCTCTTAAGTAGCAACATTTTTTTTCTCAGCGTTTCTCGAGTATAACCCATTATATTTGCCACTTTGGACCATGTCCTCTTTTTCTTAAAGGTGATAAGGTCATAACGGTAACCTAAAATCTCTTTATATTCAGCTGGCAAGTTGATCAACCATTCATGAAATCGTATCTTGTCTTCGATATTATTATTATTAATAATATCCTTCTGCATCTTGTCATAAAACCAAATGTCAGAACTTAGATGGGGCGATGGCATGCGTATTTTTTTAACGAATCGTTCGTAATGCGAGAGTTGTTTCAATGGACTTAGATCTGTGATACCAAGATACAGTTGCCCTAATATATATTTTCGCGCATAGGTGTCCAGATTGGCGCGCCCATCAAACCTTCTTACGGCCAAAACAAGTCCCTGTATAGCATATTCTTCCAAGTCTTGTCCACCATTGATGAGGTAGCCCTTTGACCTCAAGTTGCGCTGCAACTCGTTAGATAGTGCCTTTGCATATCCAAGATAATTTGTTATCAATATATTCTGCACCTTTTCTCGCACAATGGGGCTTGTCGCTTTGTTGGACATAATATTTTTGATGAGGACGCGCTGACTTGGTAACAAATATGCAAATGCGCACGTTACAAAGAAGAAGAAGAAGAAGAAGAGAAAGATGGTGATAGAGAACATGATATTTTTTACATTATTTTAATCACAATTTGCTTTTTTCAATTTTGTTACAAAAAAATTGAAAGAAACACACTATCAGAATAGATATAGTAAATTATAAGACATTAGATATGGAGAAACGCATCAATAAGAAATTTGAACAATACATTACAACCTTTAAGGATGATATCCGTAGTCAGATTTTGAAGATAGATGCTCCAGACGAAATGAAGGAGCTACTAGGTGAACTCGTTGGGTTTGTCTACGATTATGAACGGTTCTCGCTTACTAAGGAGGATATGACAAAACGTAGACGTGTGAAAAATGCGATACCCTCGAATAATCGATGCAGTGCTAAACGAGCAAATGGAGAACAATGCACTCGTAGGCGTAAGAAAGATTGTGAATTCTGTGGAACTCACACGAAGGGCACGCCGCATGGTCTCGTATTAGCGAACGATGTTAATGAAGAGGTTACCTACAAGGTAGAAACGATCGCTCGTGAGATATGTGGCATCGTTTACTATATAGATAAATTTAATAATGTTTATAGGACGGAGGATATCTTAGATGGGAGAGAAAACCCGAGGATTATAGCTAAATGCGAGATCAATAATGATGTGTATTCCATCAAGAATTTTCAATTCTAAACCTGCATTGTTACCTTTGATGTTGATACATTGGTCTGTATTATACAGTTTCCGTTCCCTTCTTTGGTTTTATAGTGATCAATTCTTTAATCACTTCGCCGCGATTCTCATTGATAAATTCATTTACCTCGGCTGCTTTCACTGGATCGTCTTCAAAATATTTGGACAACGTATCTAACAAGTTTTTTTTCGAGATTGCCTTTTTAACATTCTTTTTATTGTAGCATATTTGACCGTCCTTAATGTCGACACATTCAATATCGTTTTGCTTCATAATATTAATAAGGGTGTCTGATAACCCTTTTTTTTCTGTTTGTCTAGTTATTACTTCTTTTTTGAGAGCCTTTATCTCATTGTCCAGCTTTACCCATTTTTTTATTGTATTTACCAAGAACTCTTTCGTTTCCATTGTAATATACATACTACATATTTTTATATTCTTTAGTATTTTAGTATATTGCATGTATATATGCAATATGTTAATTTTCGAAATACAACAACAACAATACCTATAATGACGCCACCTCCACAAAAGATGTTGATGTTCTCAAAACCTCTGGTAAGATCAGGATTGCCTCCACCACAACCTATAAAAACAGTAGAACCTGTGGCCCCAGATAGCTCTCTTTCACCGAAAAAGATGAAATGGGGGCAACCAACATGGTATATCATACACACTTTAGCAGAAAAGGTGAAGGAAGAGGCGTTTGTATCTATCCGCACAGAATTATTGAGACAAATTTATAATATTTGCACAAATTTGCCGTGTCCTATTTGTTCAACACACGCAACAGAATATTTGAATGGTGTTAATTTTTCTACTATCGTATCGAAAGATCAATTAAAAATGATGTTGTTTCAATTTCATAATGAAGTAAACAAGAGGAAGGGAGTTGAAGAACTACCACTAGATGAATGTAATGCAAAATATGTTACTGCTGTAACAGAGAACATGTTCCAATATTTTTTAATATCAACAAAAGAGAGACAATACAATGTTCAATTAATATCTAATAATGCTTATCGAGAACGCGTTGTTAAGTATTTTAGGGAATGGTTAACTAAAAATAGCGGGTCGTTTGCACCATAATCGTGTATTCCTTCTATTTCGTCGGCACTTGTTTGCCTCCTATGTTGCTCGAAATAATCTGCCCATTTTTGTAAACATTGCATCGAAACGTCTGTTGACTGGGAACACTACAGACCTCTTCCTGTTTCAATCCGGAAAAATATTTCAGGTTTGGTGTATTCGTAGAATCAATGATATATCCCCATAAAGTGCCGAATCCGGCGGATAGCACGAGTGAAACAGAGAGTTGCCAAAATGTATAGCAGGTATTGTTGATATTCCAAATAAAATCGAATATAATGATGAGAGGAAAGAAGATGAGCGTCGGTAAGTTTTGCAGGGTAAATTGATTCTTTATAATCCACCACAATAGGTAGGCAAAAGTAAACCCGAGAATGCTTTGACCTAATGGCAATACACTATTATTTCCAAAACCACTCAACGTGATTGCATCGCATACTTCTGGTCTATTTTCTAAAGGAATCACAGTAAGGGGTAGCAAATTACCAATCGTCATAACGGAGAAGCAGGTGAATAGAAGACCCACCAGATAAACAATACCCTTGTAATCTTGATTAAATATAGAGGATAATGTGAAGAAGCACACCAGAAAAAAAGGTGCTAAACGTAAAAATAAATAGGTAAATGATATAACTGTTAATTCCATTACCCTGTTTGTTCTATTAGGATATAATATTTCACATTATATCTTCTCTTATTAAAATTATCCATTTTGGGTATCGAGAAGCGGTTTGACCAAGTAATATCCGTGATATCCGAATGACGCAAATGCTAACATGAGAACCAATTCAAATACTTTTCGAGGAGTTTCTTCTTTCACTAGACCTATATACATTAATAATGGCCCAACAATGAGTATATGAATGTAATTGATCCATGCATCTTTTTTGAAGAATGACTTGTAGACATGATATCCGACAACTACAGCGCCTACAAATAGAATAATAGAATACATGAATTTTGGAATGGTCGATTGTGCAATCCCAATATATCCTAGAAGACTAGAAAAAATGAAGATGTGGGCTAAATGAATCAAATACTCAGAGGCCGCCATTATAGTATATGTTGCGAGAAATAATATACTCCCTTGAATATTTACACCTTTGCACATTTAAAACGCCCATTTTAGAGGACAAAAAAATATGCAAAAATGTAAAATCAATAGTAGGAATTTCACCTACGATGGTCTAACTTTTTCATCTTCCTGTTGGATATTGGAAGATGTGAAAGACGAAATATGAAAACATAATGGGCGTTCTTGTTTTTCTATCCACCACTTTGTTAAATTCATTATGTTTATGGATGAATTCGCATCTCGGGTTCTAAATACGGTTTGTTTGACTTGAGGTCTCACGCAGTTAGAACACACTAAAAGACGGAATTGTTTATCTCCATTTTTATGTCTATAATAATCTAAATTGTTATAACAATCGCAACATTTCTTACTTGTATTGCATTCGTTTATTGTTATTGTATCATATTTCTTATGGATTTGCTTCCTTAATCCCTTATTCATTGTAGGCATAAAATGTTTCATTTGTGTGCTTCTACTCCAATTTCCATAACCAATAAGAATATTTTCACCAAAGGTTTCCTTTATTTTGTTAAGAAAATTATCCATGCTTTTCTTACTATAACTATATTGACGAAACTTCATTTTCCTCCAAGTTTCTCGTTGGTAGAAATCTAACACCTTCTTATTGAGTTTATCTTTTTCAACCAAGTAGGATTTGAACTTTTCATAATCCACAGATTTGCTGTTTTCACTGGAGAGTTCAGTTTCTAAACCGACAATACCATGTTTCTTCTTTTCCACCAATAATATTCGTTGATTACACTTTGCTTTACTTTCCATTTTTCTTTGTGGTGCTGTATATTGTAGTTTCTTTCCGTTTCCATCCATCATATAAACTAAAGAACGCTTACCCGGGTCGCAACCAACTATATTTCTCGGTTTCAATTCATCTAATTGTTCCTTCGATAAATCCTCAATATTATAGAAATCTTGTTCGGATAAAGTAGGAACTTTACTACCCCATTTTTTATCTTTACGAATGAAAAGCAAACAACAAGAAATGCCATCTGTCTGTATTTGGTGATGAAATTGGTAATGTTTATTCTTGAATGTTTTATGATTCAGGTTCAAAAACCCATTCCAAATATCACGTTGGTTATCCTTAATATTTTTCAATAATTCGCCCTTCTTTGTTTTATTACCATCTTTATCTTTTTCAGGACTAAATAAGCTAACCAAACAAGCAGTATCCAAAATAATATGTTTTGGAATAATATTATTTCTCAATGGTAAGGGTTGAAATAATTTACTGTCTTGTTTTTCTAATACAGAATTCATATACAGCATTCCTTTCAGATATTCAAATGGTCTAACTTTCACATCATAATGTATAGACTTCTTTATATTAGAAGGAAAAATATGCGATAAGTGTAATTGTTTCCACTTAGTAAAAACTTCATCAGTTTCAGTATCTAATTCTAACACTTGTTTCTTGAATCGAAATAGAGTTGCTTTATCCTCTGTAATTTCATTGGTTGTCTTATTGGTAAAGCGTAAGAAGTGTTGAATAAAATGTTCCTGTGCATTATTCGATAAAGAAGTATGAATTTGTGTTGCTAAATACGGAAGCATAAATGTAGTATTTTTAAGAATCGTTTTTTCATGGTTCAATAAAGGCTGATATTCTGTTTGGTAAAACTTTTCTAATTTTTCTAATAGTTCTGTGTCAGCACCTTTCTTGCCTCTATTATCACGAACACCTAAAGCCTTGATGCAGTAAATAATAAAGGTTTCGTCCATTTCAGGTAAAGGCAAATTATTATTATAGCAATTCAAAACATATAACCGAATAAACTGGTAAGAATGTATCATTAAGTCGTTCATAGCAAAAACTAAATTATTTATTTCAGGTTGTATCTCATTACGATTCAAAAGAACAGATTTGAGTGTGGTTTTGATGGTTTGAAAAGATGCCTTTTCATTATGCCTAAATGTTTTGAAATTGTCCTTCAACTTTTTCTTTTTGGACATTTCTATATTATACCTAAAGATTTTAATTCTAAGTATTTTCGTTATAATTCTTATATTTTATATAAAATTGATATAAAATATAATTAATTATCTTATATAGGTAGAATGAAACAAAAAACAACAGAACAGTTTATACTAGAAGCAAGAAAAATACATGGGGATAGATACGATTATTCCAAAGTTGAATATACTGGTAAGGATAATAAGATAATTATTAGATGCAAAGAACATGGTGATTTTGAACAACGACCAAATTCGCACTTAAGAGGGATGAAATGCAGAAAATGCTCAGGTATTGATAGTAGTATGAAACAAAGAGGTAATCTTGATAATTTCATAAATAAGGCAATACAACTGCACGGTGATAAATATGATTATTCAAAAGTTGAATATGTAAACGCAAAATGTAAGGTTATTATCATTTGCAAGGTGCCTGATCATGGTGAATTTGTTCAAGTAGCAGACACACATTTAACCGGCAGTGGATGTAAAAAATGTGGACATATACTGAGAGGCGAATCTAAAAAATTTACAAAAAAAGAGTTTATAGAAAAAATTACAGAAATACATGGGAATACATATGATTATTCAAAGGTTGAATATACCGGTTGTCATGATAAAATAATTATTGGTTGCAGAGAACACGGTGATTTTAAACAACAAGCAAATTCCCATTTAAGAGGGAGGAAATGTAAAAAATGTTCGGATAAACGGAATGGTGAAAAAAAAACATATACGAATGAAGAGTTTATAGAAAAAATTACAGAAATACATGGGGATACATATGATTATTCAAAGGTTCAATATACTGGAAACAAAAATAAAATTATAATTATTTGCAAGGTGCCGGGACATGGTGAGTTTGAACAAATTGCAGCCGGACACATTGGTGGATGTGGCTGTAATTTATGTGGAAATGAGCGTATATCTCAATCTTTACGACATACACAAACAGACTTTATTAGAAGAGCATTTGAGAAACATGGTGAAACATATGATTATTCAAAATCAGTGTACAATGGTATTGATAATTTAATTACAATAATTTGTAATAAGACTGGACATGGTGAATTTGAACAAACACCATATCTTCATATAAAAGGATGTGGATGTCCAACATGCGCTATAGAAAATCTAGGACAAAATAGAATAAGCAATAAAGAAGAATTTATAGAAAAAGCTATCAAAATACACGAGGATACATATGATTATTCAGATGTTGAATACATAAAAAGTAATATAAAAATTAGAATTAGGTGTAAGACACATGGTATATTTGAACAAACACCTAATGGTCATTTATGCGGTAGCGGATGTCCGTATTGTGTAAATAAAACAGAAGGAAAATTATATAATAAGATGCAAAGCGTATATCCATCATTAATAGCACAATTCAAACAAGAATGGTGCAGAAAACAAAAACACCTACCTTTTGATTTCTGTATCCAAGACCATAAGATTATTATTGAATTAGATGGCTTACAGCATTTCAAACAAGTCAGCAATTGGTGTTCTCCTGACGAACAATTTGAAAATGATAAATTCAAAGAAGAATGTGCAAACAATAATGGATATTCTGTAATTCGTTTATTACAACATGATGTATTTTATGATACTTACGATTGGGTAAAAGAATTGTGTGATTCAATCGAAGAACTAAAAAACGGAGATGAAATTGCAAATATTTATTTATGTAAAAATAATGAATATGCTAATTATTAGTCGTTATATTGTTTTCATTCATTTCTTTTAATTTTTCTTTTCGTTTCAAATAATAATTTCGTCTCCACTCTTTTAATTTTTCAGGGTTTTCTTCTTTAAGTTTTTCTACATAATTTTTTGTTCGCTCCTTTACCTTATCCGCATTATTTTCGTAATATTTTATGTGTCTTGTGCTATTTGTATATTTTTTCAAATTCTCTTCTAATTCTGATATGTATTTACTCATCTTTTCCACTTTTATTCTCAATGATTCTACATCATCCGCTTCATTGTTATTCATTTAGTATTGGCTATATAAATAACTTATATTATTTTTAAGTTTTTTATGTTATAATTGTATAGGATGGTTAGTCATAAAAGCGATGATTACAAAACCACTGCTGTTAAATATTACTTGGTTGAAGATGCATCACAAGAAGAAGTTTGTAAAATATTCCAATGCACTCGTAGAAGTTTAATGAGATGGGTGAATCAATACAAAAATCAGGGAAATGTGGAAAGACAAAATAGAACGCCAATAGCATATAAAGTGAAAAAGCAACATATTCAATTTATAAAAGATGAAATCAGAAAAAAATAAAACAATTACTATGGAAGATTTGTTATTTTTATTGAAACGAAAATATTCAACTTTAAGTTTAAGCAGATTCCACCCAAATCGTGTAATAAAAGATAATAATATTACTTTGAAACTTACAAGAATAAGACACGAACCAACACATAGATGGGGTAAAGAAATTAATATTAATGATAAATTAGATGAATTTTATGAAGAAATAAAGAAACATAAATTAGAGGATATAATCTGTATTGATGAGACAAGCATAAAATCATTACAAAAACGAAACCATTGTTATAGTCAAAGAGGGAAAAGATGCGTAATAAAGACACAATCGCAAGATGTATTTAAGAGATATACAGGAATATTTGCTATATCAGTAAATGGTGTAGAAGGTTGGGAACTCTATGAAAAAAGTGGAATAAACACAGATAGATTAATCGAGTTTTTAGAGAAGTTTATAACAGAAAAATACAAGGATAAACTAATTATTTTGGATAATGCACCAGCACATAAAAACGAAAGAATCAGAGAGTTTGTGAATAGACACAACCAATTATTGTATTCTGTTCCATATCAGCATTTCTCAAATGCAATAGAAAACTATTTTAGTATGTTAAAATCAAGATTACAAAAGTATAGTGGTGGATTAAAATACAATAATTTGAAAGAAAATATAACACATGCAATAGAACGTATCCCAATAAGGTATTATAAGAACATCATAGAAGGTGCTTATAATAGGAAAGAAAAGTATATTTCAAAGAATAAAACCCGTAAAAATCCTAAGAAAATGTATCTCTAAACTGGGCGTTTTAAATGTGCAAAGGTGTAAAATGGGTGTAAATTGCCCACTCACTGACAGCTTATCAGTTTTAACTCGTAAAAAGGTCAAAAACAATAATCGCGTAATTCATTAGGCATAGTCAATTCAATATCCATTTCTAAAAGTTGTTCATATAATTTTTTTACACGATTTTTGGCATACATTTGCACGTTGTATGGGTTCTTAAATAAACAGAAACCGTCACCTGTATAACAAAATACATCTTGCCAAACCATAAAATAGTTTGGATTATTTTCTTGAACCATTTGTGTGACATCATATATACTATGTTTATGTCCGGACCTTCCTGAAAGTTTATTTAAGTCGGGGTTACCAAATATAAACATTTTATCTACTGCAGACATAAGGTTAATTTTTTTAATATTTTTTAAATACTTGAATTGATTTACTATAAACCAATCACATGTATTTTGGTCAAATATAGTAGAAGCATCTATTGGTTCAAAAACAGGCACAAGGAAATCGTGGGTCTCGTGAGAATATATTCTATAACCGATTAATATACGATTATTACTAATTTGCGAATGCAAACTAGAACACGCATTTTCTATTAATTTATCATTTAACGTAATAGTATTATTTATTTCATACAAATTATTTTCTAAATCACGTATGTTTTCGCTGCATGTTGTTATTTTACAAGTTAACTCACTTGTAATTGTGTTGTTTTCTGCAATTTCCGTATGTATTATATCATATTTTTTATTTATTTCGTTCAACCTATACTCTAATAAATTGATAGTATCTATATAATTCTTTATTTGCCTTTTTATTTTTAGTAATAACCCTAATAATATAAATCCGATGACTATGACTTTTATAATTACGATCGCTGGATAACTAAACCAATAATGTAATGGTAAATCGCTTGAATGAACTTGAGGTTTAGCCATAAATTGTAATTGTTTTTAGATGGTTGTTTATTTTATATTTCAATTTTTTATAAATTTTATTAAAATGGGCGTTTTGAATGTTCCTCGGTGTAAAAATTACTATAATAAAATTATAAAACTATATAAATGCATCTTGATAAGGTAATATAAGATGGGTATCCCATGCTACTTTTCGCATATTATTAAAACGTATTCTAATATTATTCGAAACCTACTACATTTCAAGAACAATCGGCTGTTTCGTTTTCACAATCTTTACCTGGATAGTAATTCGATCATCTATGATGTTGTTCGAGAACTTGAAACGAAAAATACAGAGAAAGGTATCAGTATGAGTATTGATGTCTTTGAAAAGTCGGTTATCGACAATGTGCTTCTTGCCATTGAAGGATATTGCCGCGTAGTTTCGCCAACAAAGGTCTTTTATATCGCTTTCGATGGTGATGCGCCCATGGCAAAAAAGATTCAACAGAAGATGCGCAGATATAAGTCGCATTTTATGTCGACCCTGAACTTGGAGCCAGCAACAACAGAAACAACAGTGAATAGTAAGTGGAATACGAATGAAATATCACCTGGCACAGCCTTTATGAATAATTTGTCCAGTCGTGTGCATAGTTATTTCGCCAATAAAGAAAAGGAATTGAATGTCGATAAAATTATCGTCTCCTGCTCAAATATGAAGGGCGAGGGAGAACATAAAATATTTGAGCATGTTAGACAGTGCGCTACGACAGATGATAATATAGCCATTTATGGTTTGGACGCAGATCTTTTCATGCTCTCTATGTATCATCTAGATTTGTGTCGAAATATTTATGTGTTTAGGGAGGCACCCGAGTTTATTAAAAGTAGTATTCCTTTAAAGCAGCAGAATACTGGGTCGAATCTTTATTGCATAGATATACAGATTTTGTGTTCGGGTGTATTGTCAGAGATGAACTGTCTCTTCTTTGATAAACATAGACTGCGAGATTATTTGCTCTTGTGTCATTTTCTAGGGAATGATTTTGTTCCGCATACTCCTGTCCTAAATTTGAGAACCTCTGGCATGTCTCTACTAGTAGATAGTTACAGAGAGTGTATTGGGTCGAAAGAAGGGAAATTTTTAATATCAAAAGAGACCAAGGAGATAGAATGGCCGAATGTAATGAAGGTGTTGGAGAGGATAGCGAAGATGGAGAGAGACATATTGATAGAAGAGATGGACAAACGGCGACGATGGAAAGGAAGGTTTACTGGTAAGCAGGATGAGATGAAGGATGCACCGATGCTATTGCGCGCAAAAGAGGAGTATATTAATCCTAAGGAGGATGGATGGAGAACCAGATATAAGAAGGCTTTGGGAAATGTCGAGAGCGTGGATAACTATAAGCGCGTGATAGATGGTGTAAATAAATATTATGATACTGGAGAACTTACAGTTTATTCGAAGAGTCGTTATGGACCGTTGCTTACGGAAGTTGTAAGGTCTGATCATTCATGTGTGACTACGACTCCATCTATGGTATTAACAGAGTTAGACATCATGCCAAAAAAAGAGGATAAATTTGAAATAGAAATGAGTTATATGAGATATGATTGGGAGGGAGAGGTGAAGATATGGGATTAATCATTGTTAATGTATATATATATTATATATGTCAGATTCTGCTGAACTATTGTTTTCTGCAGTTGAACATAGCGATTTAGGCGAACTGACCCGGCTCTTTAATGTAGGTGTTGATATGAATATTAAGAATAATGACGGAAATACTCCTCTTCATATGGCTTGTATACGGGGTAATAATGCGATTGCAGAATTCTTATTAGAAAATGGCGCTGACATCTATAGTCAGAATAATAATGGATGGACTCCTATCGATATCGCCCGAAGAGAGAGACATCTAGAATTGTTAAATTCTCTTTTAGAAAAAGAAACTCCAACATTGTTTAGACTTCCCTCTTCACGCTACGCAGATCAAGGCTTAGCAAGTACGTGTTCAATCCATTGTTGTTCTAAACTAATAATACGATTTATGAAAACTTTTTTGGCGACTGGTTTATTGAGGGGTGATTTTAGTATCGAATTATCTGAAGATAATCGTGTCATAAATTTTATAGATTATAGCACTGATGAAGTGTTTCAAGATGGGAACCCTTGTAATGTATTCTATTTTGAAGATAATTTAAAAGCGTCGATGAATCAAAACCTTGAATCGAATGTTTTCACTAAAAGCGTAGGGGAGGATAGATGTACAAGTCATTCAAAGGAACTTATTCATGTAATTCTTTACAAATATATCTTCACTTTATTATTAAATAAATTTAAAGATCAGTTAAATTTAATTCCTTCAGAAATAAGGTATATATTTAATTTCCTTAGTGTTATGCCAACTACAGTCGAGATAATTAATGAAGTAATAGGTTTTGACTATGCAGGTGGTCACCATGATGACCCAGCTATTGATGAATTAAGAAATGCTATTGATGATGTAGTTACTATTCTTACTTTTATAAAAGAAGAGCTTTTTGATAAAAGTAATACTGGAAATGCGAGATGCGATCCTTTTTTATCCAGTTTGGATTTATCCAATCCAACGTCATTTCATTACGAAAGAAGCGGAAGCGACGAAACTAACTATTTTCTGAATAGATCTGCATTTTATCAAGAAGAAGAAGGTGATGAATCTGAATATATGGATTCTAGTTTACATGATGTATTGTGGATGATAAAAACTTATATAATCGATAATGGATACTACTGCACTATTTTAGTAAGAACAAAGGATAGATCTTTGAATCATTATTTTACGCTTGAAGACATTAGACATGAATCTATTATAATGAAAGATTCGTATGGCGAATATGATTCATACCTATATTCTATATTAGGCGCAACTAGAAAACGAGGTGTTGTGATTATTCCGATTGATAGATTACTAGAATGTATGGAGTATATAGAGACCTTCACAATAGACATTCTATCAGTGGATGAACATTTGATTAAAAATTTTAAATTTAATGGCTATTATCTTAATAAAACAGAAGTTCCCCTGTTAGATAAACGGAATTTATTATGCGACGCATTAGTTGCCAAATATTATACTTTATGTAACGCTTTGCTTGACTCAGTAGCTAGTCCAGTTATACTAGATATAGTAAACGAAAAGGGGCTCTCCCCCTTTATTCTATCTACAAGAGATCCAGGTGCAAATGCAATTACTAAAAAAATGATTGAAATGGGTGCAAATGTAACAGCATATAAAAAAACTTTTTTTTCGCTAGAAGAAACTCCTATAGCAAATATAGCCATGCATGACAGAAATGCAGATGGTAGATTTGAAAACATTGAACTTATCCAGTTAATCGTAGCAAACTTTTATGTGCAGGACAAGACGCGCTCATTATTAAAAAAAATTATAAATTTTGAAACGACTAGACAACTATCTGATAATAGCTCAGTGGCAGCTGCTGAAATATGGTATTATCGTATTAACACAGCATTAAAGTTTGCTATATATAGAAACAATGTAGAACTTTGTCGTTTACTAATAGAGAATGGCGCAATTGTTCATGAAGAAAATGTAGATTATACATCACGAACAATCGTTTTTGCCATACAAAAAATAGGTATAGAACCTGAAATTAT